AAAATTCAAGAAGGAATTCTTACTGGATTCTCAATTGGTGGAAGTATTCTAGATTCCGAGGTAGAAAAAGTTGATGGATATGACAGGCCAGTTCGTGTAGTAAAAGAATATGAACTACATGAATTGTCATTGGTTGACAATCCAGCAAATCCAAATTCAAATATTGTCTCTATTCAAAAAATTAATTCCGAGGTAAAGAAAGACAATTATCTAGAAAATGTTTTCTATTCACCAGAAGAAGATCTAATTATCGTAAGTGAGAAGTCAGAAATGCAATCTCCAAACAGCGGTAAAGCAATGCACAATATTGGATTCGTAGAAACAAATGATAGTGCAAAAGAAGATACTGTTTCTGAGATTGTAAAAGGATATAAGAATAAGAAAAAAAGAATGGATGGAGATGAAGACGAAATGGATAAAGCTACTAATCTAAAAACTGGCGATTTTGTTTCATGGAATTCATCTGGAGGCAGAGCACGCGGAAGAATTACAAGAATCGTAAGAACTGGTTCTGTAAATGTTCCAGACAGTGACTTCACCATCAATGCAGAAGAAGGAGATCCTGCTGTTTTAATTCGGGTATATCGAAAACAAGGAGATTCCTGGGCTGCAAGTGATAGAATTGTAGGACACAAAATGAGTACACTAACAAGAATTGATCCACTAACAAAGGTTTCAGATGAAAAATCTGAGAATGATGAAGCAGTTGATTCTAATCTTTTCAAATCAATTGTTAATTTTATCAAAAAGGAGGCGATTAATTTGGCTAACAAAGAAGAAGAAATTACCAAATCAGAAGACGCTGTAGAAACTGCAGAAGTAGCTGAAGAGGTAGTTGAAACTGAAAAGCAAGTTGATCAAGACACTCCTGTTGCAGAAGAAGCTGCTTCAGAAGAAGCTGTTGCAGTAGAGAAATCAGAGAATGCACAAGAGGAAAGTGCAGAAGTATCTGACTCTGCTTCAGAAGACTTGGTTAAATCCATTGAAGAAGTAAAAGGTGCAGTAGATGGCATTGCAAATGACCTAACTGCAACCGTAAATTCTCTTCGTGAAAGTATTGCAGAGCTTACAAAATCAATTAGCGAGGTAACTAAAGAAGTTACTGGCGTTAAGGAAAATGTAGAAGAATTCGGAAAGCGAGTAGACGCTGTTGAAGCTGATACTGCTGTCCGTAAGTCTGGCGACCTTGGCGAGGTTGCTCAGGAACCAAAAATAAAGAAATCAGTATGGGAAGGTCGTTTCCTCAGTTCCGCTGACCTATACCGCTAAAAATTAGTTGGAGGTGAAATAAAAATGGCAGAAATTAATGAAGAAGTTCTAGAGAAGGCCGCTTCAACTGGCGCAATTGCATCAGGTGGAGTTGGTGGAGTATCAACTCCAGCATCACAACTTGGACCAGTAGGTACTGCAACACCATCAGATGGTGGTGGTATTCTAAACGCAGAGCAAGCAAACCGTTTCATCGAGTACATTTTCGAGCAGCAGGTTTTGGCTCGTGATGGTCGTCGTGTAACGATGCGTGCAAACACCGCAGATCTAGACAAGCTAAACGTTGGAGAGCGTGTTGTTCGTGCAGCAAATCAGGCTGACGACTCATTCACCAATGCAGGTGTCGAGTTCACTAAGGTAACTCTAACCACCACTAAGCTACGTCTTGACTGGGAAGTTGCAACTGAAGCTCTTGAGGACAACATCGAGGGTGGACAATTGGAAGACACTTTGGTTCGTGCAATGACTCGTGCATTTGCAAACGACATTGAAGATCTTGCAATCAATGGTGACACTGCAGACGTATCTTCTGCATCAACATTCCTTCGCATTCTTGACGGTTTCCACAAGCGTGAGACCGCAGGTAGCGCAGGACATGACGCAGGTGGATATGCAGTACCATCAGCAAGTGCGATTACTGTACAGGACTTGCAAGACATTATTCTTGCAATGCCACGTAAGTACCGTGCTTCTCGTGCACAGATGAAGTTCTACGCAAGCTCAGAATTGCTCTCAGAGCTATTGAACCAGCTTGCACAGCAAGGCAACTTCAACTCAGAGCGTATCGTGGAACGAATTGTTGACGGATCAGTACCACAGATTGTTGGTGCTCCTCTACAATACAGGGTTCTTGGGCTACCTATTCTTGAGGTACCTCTATACCCATCAAACTACGTTTCACTAACCTTCCCTGAAAACCGCATTTGGGGTTTCCAGAGGGATGTTACTGTACACCGTGAGTTCAAGCCAAAGAAGGACACTGTTGAGTACACTGTATTCTTGCGATTCGGCACACAGGTCGAAGAAGTAGATGCAGTAGCTTACAAGACCCTTCCATAACTAAATAATTAGTCGAGGGGGAGTGTGTGAAAGCACTCCTCCTCTTCTATTTTTATTAATACGGTGATATAATTAGAAGGGGAATAATGCCATCAAAAAAACAAGAAATTTTTGACAAGATAGCATTAAGGGTGAATGGGCCTCTTTTTGATAGAGAGCTTGGAAGATTAGAATTTGGATATGTAATTTTAGATCGAGCTACCGCCGATCGATGGCTTGCTAGATTTTCAGACAAAGTAGTAGAGGTTACACCAGAGGAGGTAGCAGCCGTATACGGCAAGTGATATGGAAGTAATAAGGCGAAACGAAAGCACCGCAGTAACTGCAGTTGTTCCTGGCCTAACGTCAGGTCAAACATATACTTTGAATTATTCGGACAATGTTACTGGATCAACTTATTCAGCCTCAGCTACAGCAGCGGCAAATGGAAAAGCTACTTTTACTCTAGACAGTTATTATTTAGATTACACAGGATTTTTATATGGAGAAGTTCTAGACTCAGCAAGCGTTACCGTTTTTGAGACTAACATTGATGTGATTCGTCCATATTGCGATGTAACCAGGGTAGGAGAAAAATTAGAATTAACAGAGGTAGAAGCACAAGAATATGAAAGAATAGCAAGATATATTATTGATTCTCAAACTTCCTCTTTTACTTACTTAAAGAAATACAAAGAATTAGTTGGCGGGGGATATGATTATCTACCCGTAGATGAAAGAATTTTAAAGATATATAAGGTATATGAAAATGCCGTTTTGGTTTATGATGTTGATGGAGATCCAGAAGATAACGACGGGGTATTTAGAATAAGTACAGACAAAACATCTATCATTCAAGACAATACTACTATCACATCTCCAGGTGTAAATAGAATGAATTATGCCAGTGTATGGAGAGATAGATTTTTAGACGTTGACTTTCCAGACGGATATGAATTCTTAGTTCTTGGAGATTTTGGATGGCAAACAATTCCACAAGATATTCAAGAAGCATGTGAAATTTTGATGCAAGACATATCTCGTAATAATCTAAGATATGCAACAAGATATATTGAATCATTTGACAATGAGGACTTTAAGATCAAATTTCAAAAGGATTATTCTACAAATACCGGCAATATGATTGTAGATAAAATTCTTTCTAAATACAAGACCTTTATTAAAATCGGGGTGTTGTAAAATGTTGCCAAATGGCGACTTTGTAGACATACTATTTCCAATGACTGCTGATTTATATTATGCAGAAAATGATCAGGATAATTTTGGAGAAATGATAAAAACTTGGAACAAAGACAGAACAATAAAATGCTCTGCAATTACTGCCCTTTCTGACAAGACCTTGACACCAGAGTTAAAGCCAAGTGAATTTTTAACTCTATCAAATCATTTGTATTTTAGAACAAGTACCGATATTAGAATTGAAGAGACAGACCAATTAGACGAGGATCCAATTGTTCATCCGTTGACGGAGATACTGATTACCAATATTCAAGACTCATTAAAAAATAATTTGTATCCAGACTATTTACATAAAACTCAATATGAAGTTGTTACGGTTGTTCCAACATTTGATGAGTTTCAAAATAGAAACTTTTTTAGAGTTTATATTCAAAGGTCTCAAGATCAAAATGGAGAATTGTACTAATGTTGTCTGTTAAATTTGATGCCCAAGAATTAAAAAGAACTTTGACTAATTTAGTTGAATATACTGATGGATTTGCAGATGAATTACAAGAAAGAAAAGATTTAATTGCAAGAAAAATTGCAAACTCTAGTATTAAAGAATTTTATAGGTATCTAGATTCTTTAGCTTCAACAAATCCAGAGTTACTGCATCATGTGTATGAGTGGGGTGCAGTTGGCAATCCTCAACAAAGACTCTTTGAATTAAAAGCTGTACTAACGGGTAGAGGTGCTTTTATAGAAGCAGAATTTTTACCATCAAATTCTATTTCAGATAGTTCTACAGAACCATTTACAAACAAAGCAACAATAATGGAAGAAGGTATTCCAGTTGTAATTAATGAAGTTGATGCAGAAGCATTGTTCTTTGAAATCGATGGTCAAGAATTTTTTAGAGTAGGACCAATCGTAATAGAAAACCCAGGTGGACAAAGTGTAAGAGGACAATTCGTATCTCAATTTGAAGAATTTTATAATGTATATTTAAACCAGGTATATTTAAGGTCTATTAGATTCTATGATCACTTTTCTAATCCAAAAGAATATTCAAGAAATTTTGCTGCCGCTATAAAAGGAAAAGGTGCTAAATCTGTTGGTCGTGCTGCCGCATTGACTTGGGTACTAAGAGCACCAGGGGAAGAATAATGTCCAGATATCCAGAAGTATTAATTAACAATTTTGTGTGGAGCAAATTTCAAACAAACAAATCTTCTATTTATAGTCAGTATCCTGCTGGAACTGTTCCAATTTTTCCATTTACAGATTCAAAGGCAGGCGATCAAACTTGGCAAAATAAAGCCTATATAGTTTATGATTCATATATTAGACCAAGAACGGGTAGCAAAAAATATTTCTATCCAATCAAGGGCGGTCAATTAAACTATTCAATAAGAGGCAGTGTATCTCAAATATTTGAATGGAGAGATTTTATTCATGACCTTTTAGATAGAGAAGATGTGGCGGCTCAAGAGATCAATAACTACGGGGCAGCAAATTATCCATCAAATCATATATATTTTGAATGCATTAATGCCTATCAAAATACTCTTACAAATTCTACTACAAAAGATAGCACCCTAAGGCAACAAATGATAGCCAATTTAATTATTCGATATGACTACCATACAAGCGGAGTCTTTGGCGAGTAAAACAGGGGGTATAATGGGTATTGAGGAACGACCCCCAAATTTATAAAAAACAAGGGGTGAAATAAATATGGCAGATTCCAAGAAAATTATCGTAGGTGCAGCAGAGTTCTTTGTTGCAAGCGAGGCAATTGACTTCTTCTCAGCAGCAGACATTACTGCAGCAGGAGGAACTGGTGCCGCTGGTCTTCGCTTCGTAAGCGCAGTCAGTGGTTCAGCCACAACTTTACCAGCAGCCAACGGTGCAAGCGTATCTTACGCTGACACTCTAGCCGCATTTCCAGCTAACTCAGCTGGCGTTACTATTCGTGACGTAGGTTATACTATGAATGGTCTAGAAGTTCAGTTTGCACCAGACTTTGGTGAAGTACAGGTTGACCAGTTGCTAGACGTTGCCCGTCTTTACAAGCAAGGAATGACTGTAAACATGGTTACTGCATTTGCTGAATCAACACTAGAAAACCTAGTTGTTGCTATTGCAGCTAATAGTGCAGACTTTACCACTTCTGGCTCATTTGACGCAGCACTAAATCTTACCGCTGGTGAGATTGGTGATGTTCCAATTGAGCGTGCCCTTGTTGCAGTTGGACCTGGTTCAGGTAACCCAACTCTAACTGGTGCATTAAGAAAAGAGCGTGTTTACACTGCTTACCGTGCATTGTCAATTGACAACGTAACCGCAAGTGCAAAGCGTGATGAGCCAACAATGTTTGAAGTCTCATTCCGTTTGCTACCTGCAGCTAATGGTGCATACGGCAAGATCATTGACCGTGAGTACCGTGATTCTGGTAGCGTTGTAGCCTAAGTAATTTTTTAATTACTTTACACTTACCCGCCTCGTATGAAAAACGGGGCGGGATAAGTGTTTTTATAGGCCCCTATGCTATAATTAAACTACGATAATTAAGGAGGAAAGCCATATGGCTACCCAAGTGTACGAAGTTCTAGAACTAGAACTTATGGATGGAAGTGCAATTACTGTTCGACCATTAAAAATTTCTCTTCTTCGTGATTTTATGAAGGAATTTCAAAAAATCGGGGACGAGAAAATTGCAGAAGATAATCTAAAATCCATGGATCTACTTCTAGATTGTGCAGCTATTGCTATGCGTCAATACAATCCTGATCTTGCAGACAAAGTAAAATTGCAAGAGGTAATTGATTTACCAACAATTTACAAAATTATTGAGGTTGCTTCAGGAATTAAGTTGAACGACCCAAACGCACTAGCAGCGGCTCTAGTTGGGACGAACTAGATCTCGCTGAAATAGAAGCAAAGGTATTCCTACTAGGAATCTGGAAGGACTACCAAGAACTGGAGGAGAATCTGTCAATGCCTGAATTGGTTGCAACTCTAGAAGCAAAACAAAAATCAGACTACGAAGATAAAAAATTTCTAGCAGCCATGCAAGGCGTTGATCTAGACAAGAATTCCGGATCGTCCCAAAATAAAGGAAGCACATGGGAAGAAATAAAAGCCCGTGCTTTCAGCAAAGGAAAAACTTCTAATCCAGATGACATTTTAAGTCTTAGCGGTACCGCTGCTGCTAAGGCTGGATTTGGCATAGGTCACGGATTGGATTATGAAGAAGTGAAGTAGATTGGCAGAAGCACAAGCAACTATTAATGTTGCGTTAAATACTAGTCAAGTAGCGGCTCAACTTAGAGCACTTCAAACTCAAATAAATGCCTTTTCTAATTCATTAAATAAAGGCAATATTTTACAGGCCAATGAGTCAAAAAGATTTCAACAACAACTTCTTGATACTGTAAATACTAGTAGATTCTTTACAGCAGAACTTGTAAAGATGCGAAGTGCTGCATCTACTCTTGATGTAACGCTTTCTAAAGGCCAAGCAACCCTTGGTCAATACTTTAGTGCAAGATTTATGAAAAGCAGCACAGCTGCTGCTCAAGTTATGTCTTTGGCAAATGCTAGGGCCAAAGCACTAGAGACTCAATTTATTGCTACATCTGGTGCTGCTTCTGGATTTAGAGAAGCGGTAGCCGTAAGGCCAATATCTGCATTTTCTGATGCTGTAACTGTTAATTCACAAAAGCTAGCGATCCATAGAGCTATGTTGCGTCAGGCAACTACTTCAATGATTAATTTTGGTAAAAATACTCAATGGGCGGGTCGTCAGCTTATGGTTGGTTTCACTGTTCCATTAACGATCTTTGGTGCTGCAGCTGGCAGAACATTTAGAGATGTAGAAAGACAGGCGGTACAGTTTAAAAAGGTTTATGGAGATATTTTTACTCCCCCAGAAGAAATGCAACAAAATCTTGATGCAGTAATTAATCTTGGAAAAGAATATACAAAATATGGAATTGCATTAAAAGATACTCTTGGTTTGGCTGCAGAAGCTGCTGCTGCAGGTAGTCGTAATGCTGCATTAACTGATGCCGTAACTGCCGCTACTCGTCTTTCCACTCTTGGGCAAATGGAACAGGCACAGGCACTTGAAACTACAATTGCTTTGCAAAACGCATTTCAGTTACAAGGTGAAGAATTAGCCGATGCAATTAATTATCTTAATATGGTTGAAAACCAAACAGTTGTAACTTTGCAAGATTTAGCTGCTGCAATTCCTAGAGTTGCTCCAGTTGTTAAAGGTTTGGGTGGAGATGTAAGAGATTTGGCTGCCTTTATGGCAGCAATGCAAGAAGGTGGAGTAAGTGCAGAACAGGGAGCAAACGCCCTAAAATCTGGTTTAGCCTCATTGATTAACCCAACAGATAAAGCATCTGAAAAATTAAAAGAAATGGGAATCAATATCAATGCAATTATTCAAGCAAATCGTGGCGATCTTATGGCTACGGTTCAAGCGTTTAGCACTGCATTAAATACTTTAGATGAATTTCAAAGGCAGCAAGCATTAGAACAAGTTTTCGGTAAGTTTCAATATGCCAGATTGGGTGCCTTGTTTGCAAATATCACAAAAGAAGGATCACAGGCTGCACAGGCATTAGATATTGCAAGACAGTCTTCTGAACAATTA